TTTTTACCTTTATGACTATCGCTTATTTTCTTTTTAGTTTCTTCAGACGCTTTTTTACCTTTATGAGATTTGCTTAATTTCTCTCGTGTATTTTTCGGCATCCCATTTTTAAATTGTTTTAACGCAGATTCTCGTAACCTTTGTTTATGCTCAATGCTTATTGTTTTATTTTTACTTGCCAACCCTATTTTTATTTTTTGAGATTCTGGCATTACATATCCAATGTGTGATAAACTTAATTTTCTTTTTTGTTCGTCTGTAAATTTATATCCAAGATTTCCAACGATTTCACCATTTTTAAACTTTCTTTTCATCGTTCTACTAATTTTTAATTTAGTACTAACAGAAAGTTTTTTACCAAGTTTAGATTGTTTTATTCTTTCACAATGTTCTTTTGTAAATTCCATATTTATTTATCATAACTTTTATCTTGGATGCGTTTTATCATCACGACCTCTAAATTACCAGTATCATTCCAAGTATTATACTTAATCTTCCAAGGCTTTGGTTTGTAAATCCTATACAACGCTCCTTTCGTAACAGGAGATATCGGATCAAAGTATTCCCAAGTTACCTCATTGCATCCATTACAGTGTGTTGGGTCTTGCCAAAATCCTGGCGAACCAGCATAAGGAACCGCAATCATAAACTCACCATCTGGTTTCATTATCCTCCACACTTCATCCATCAAATTCATAAACACACCACCGTGGGGGTTGATATGCTCTATTAAGTGAGAAGCTATAACTAAAGAAGCACACTCATCTGGTAGAGGGAACGGAAACTTTTCTACATCGTGCACCATATCAACTCCTTGTAAATTACGATTATCCATCCCCACAAATCCTGGCTGCTTGTTCTCTCCGCAACCTAGATCTAACTTAATACCTTGATTATTATTTTTTAAAATCTCTTCTATATTATTTTTAACATTATTTTTTCTCATATTTTTTTAATACTTTATTAATATAATTACAAACCAATAAGTAAACCTAATCTAGGAAAATCTTATCTGGTACGTAACGTTAACATTCTGGTTTGTCGCACATGAGCTTGAAGCATAAGTGTTACCAGCAAAAATCGTACCAGCAGCAGAAGTGTTAAACAAACCTACGTTACTGATGTTTTGAGTATTGGTAACAAAAGAGTTATTACTTGCAAACTGACCAGTAAATTGGGCGGTTCTGCTATCAACAATAGAAGTAGTTACAGCTTGACGTTTTACAGCTTCACCCTCAAGATCAGTCGCATCAGAAGCTGGTGCAGTCCCTGATCCAAGTGCCAAATGAGTAATACTTTTACCATTATCAGTATCTCCCACTAACCAATCAACAACATAATCCTGGATACCGAGATTAGTAACTTGATTCTCTCACCATCCACTATTACCGACAACACCTTTACCGTCTTCGGTAATTTGGACTCTAAAAAATCCCTTTACCTTCATTGAATCTTTCATATTTTTAAAATTAACTAACTATTTAATTTTAGGACTACGACCTAAAGCCCTGCTACTAAATTTTTTTCCGTGGAACTCTGGCTTAACTAAATAATCTTTACCAGTCGTAAGACGAGCAGTACCGTTTTCTATGAGGGTATCTGCTTCTTCTTGCTCAACCATAATTATTTCACTCTCGCCATATCCATTATACTTTTTTAATAAATATACATTAACCATATTTTTTCTATTAAAGTTTTACTACTGACCGCCTAAGGGCTTAGGCAATCAGTAGCCAAACAAATTATATAAAACTACTACTAAGGAATACTAATCAAGGCTTTCATAGCCTGAGGCAACACCACGTTACCAGCGATTCTTGAAACTACTCGAATAGCTGTTTGCAATTATATTATCATAAAAGTTTTTTATCTTCTATTTCACTATGTCGCCATAATGTTTAGCATACATCATCAATTAAATACAATAAAAAGCAGTCAACAAGACTACTCTGTATATGTTTATCTATAAAACTATTCTAGTTATCTCTTAAAATAACTAGTCCAATAACCTCTTCTAAAATTAGTCTTGCAGTGGCAAATAGGACAAAGTGAAATTAAATTACAATCGTTATTGTTCATTTTATCATAATCAATATGATGAACACTTAATTTTTTATCAAGATTTGCTTCTAAAACACCACACTTTTGACAAATAAAATTATCTCTTTCTCGTATCCTATCTCTTAAGCATTTATTAAACTCAATTCCATAAGGTTCAAATGATATACCACCTCTCCAATTAGGCATTTTTTCTCCACTTTTACCAGTATTCCAAGTTACCTTTCCTTTCTGCCCATTACTCATATTATCTCTATTTTCTTTTCTAAAGGCATACCCGAACTTTTCCTTATTTTTTTGATATTTAATACTCTTAATTCTATTAATCTTATCGATCTTTTCCTTTGACGAATTACTACATTTCTTAGAACAATACAAGCAAGGATCAGAATTAAACAACTTGCCAATAACTTCAAATAAGTTACCACAATTATTACATTCAAGAAGGTACCTATAACCTCTTCCTGACTTCCATTTCATAATTAACTTACGCTTACTCATATAGTAATTATAGCTTATTTTGCTTATAAAACCAAGCAAAACATATACAGTTTATTTTATTGTAAAGAACTGGAGGACGCTCGTGGGAGCATTACCGTCCTATAAGGACTCGGCTCCTATGCGTTGAACCTTCTAAGCCATTACTGGCGAAGCTTGGCTGCTGATTTTCTTAAAGATATCCATATTCTTTAAGACGTTCCAGCAATTCATCCCCTTTATAAAGGACCATTTAAAATCCTTCGTAAATGCAGTCTCGGTTTCTTGCGAAATCTTGACAGTCATCCTTTGTCGATCACCCAACCAGTATGCTTTCTTTAAATCACCAAAGAAAATCTTAGATTCTGTCAAATTATTGTCTTCAACTACTGGATACCCGTGGAAAGTAGCAGGCTGACCCGCAGATACTGGATCTTGCCATAGATATCTGTTGTCTGAATCTTTCAGTTTACGTAACTCACGAATGTTAACTCTATTCACATAGAAATTAGCACCAGGAGCATACTTAGCTGGAAGGTCATACTCAAGATCAATAATGTCATCGAACAATTATATTATCGTAAGGGCTCTTTATCCCCTACTTCTCTATATTGCTATAGAGTTTAGACTATATCATTATCTAATATTTTTTTCTTAAAAAACTTTATCCAATTTTATTTTTAAGATACTAGATAGATGGCACTCGTGGGAACATTACCGTCCTTAACAGGACTCGGTTCCTAGTCGTTGAACGTTCAAACGCATTACTGCGTAAGCTTCGCTGCTGATTGTCCCTTTCAGGAGTTTCCAGCAATTCACCATCTTTGCTTTTAGCTTTACAGCCAAAAGGGACTTTAATAAATCCAAGTTACCCGCACAAGTCCTAGTAGCAATCCCAGTTGTACCAGCAGCTATAGAATAGCCAGTTGGTTGGGTCGTACCATTACCTGCTGTAATCACATTGTCTTCTTCATTACCAATTACTTCAGAGAATAATTGAATAATAAATTTAACAACATCGATCTCAGTAGAATCTTCGATTAATTCGTCTGCATAATTGTTATCTCAAAAGTTTTTTATCTTTTGATTCATTGGTTTTTTTTATTGCCAATGTTCGGCATACATCATAAATTCTTTTTAGCTAAGTCTTCAAGTTCCCTAATTCTTACTTGTAATTGTCTTTCAAAGGTATGTCTTTCGTGTTTACTAAGATCTGTAATCGCCAAATTCTCTGGACGATTATCTGTCTTTACTCCATTCAAATGATGAACAATCTCTTTTTTTAGAAGAACTCTTTTGTATTTTTTTGCAGCTACTATCCTATGCTCTTTAATATAACCCCTGCAGTCAGATAAATAATGGTACTCTTCAGGCACTAAACTTTTATTTAATTCTACATATCCAGCAGTATTCTTTGTTTTACCTCCACTCCATCTGCCATTCTTATTACCTCTAAGATATCCACTATTCTTAAATTTCTTATTACAATCACTACATCTCTTTCTTTCATATTTTCCTGTAGATTTTCCGCAATTAATACAAATTGTATAATTCGCCATACTAATGAAATTAATAAATTATATTATAATTATATTACATTTCTGACGAATCAACAAACTTAGTTTTAAAGAACTTGTCGGAGCTCGTGGGTTTATTATATTCCGCAAATGCGGGTTCAAAACCTATGCTCTACACCTTCTATCACCATTTAGGCAACAGCTTGGCTCGGTATCGCCCTAAACAGGGTGTTCACCGAATTCACCGACTTTTTTATGCTCCAGATTATTAAAGCATATAGGATCGCAGCCATTTTCTTGACTGTCAAAGTCTTTTCATTGAAATGAGCTGTAGTAGTTGACTTGGTAGCGTTCTCTTCTCAGTTTTGTTATCGTAGCTTTTTTAATTACTACTTCTATATGTTTCCATATAGCTCAGACTATATCATTATCCGCTCTTTATCTTAAATACAATTTACTAGTTTATACATGCAAAAATTATTTCTTTTTATATACATAATGGCAATTCTTGCAAAGAGTTTTACCGTTCTCAATTAACCATAATTCCTTACATTCAATCGCCTCGTTATAAGTTTTTATATTATTCTCTGTCCAAATATCAGAAAAAGATTTTATATGATGTGCTTCTAATACCCCGCCTCTATTACCACAATCACAACAAACCCAATTATCTCTTTTAAAAATAGACATCGTCCAATCTTTATACTTGCCACTATTTCTAATCCTCAATACAAGTGGTCTTCTGCCATCTATATACCTTGGGTTATTAGATCCTAAATTAGCTAATCTTTTCTTCTCTTTACTTTCTTCAGAATGATGCTTTCCGTAAAAAGGATTATCTTTCCCTTTCCTTTTCTTTTTAAGTGCCTCGCTTCTTTTCCTGTTAGACTCTTCTGTCTGTTTTGTGCCGATCTTTGAAAGACTTATCTTTTTTCTTGTTTCATCAGAAAGTTTTCTTCCTAACCCTAAATGATGACCTTTTATAAATTGTCCTTTTGTGTTTCTCATAATTATATTATGACAGAAATACAAATAAATGTCAATTTCTTTTACTATGTATAAACTAATAAATTGTAAAGAACGGATAGCCGACGCTCGTGTCCTTATTATTGGGGTTAACTCCTCAAAGGTTAGTCGTTGCACGTTCTCGCTTAATGTTATGTTAATTCAGCGAGCTTCGCTCAAGGTTGCCCTCATCTTTACATGTTAGGGGATTCCCTGAATTCATCGATTTTGCATTATGCCATTACTGGCATAAGGGATTTTAAAAAAGTCCAAGTTACCAACGGTCCAGATTCAAGAGTAGGGATCTTCATGATATCTCGCTTCATAGGGATTACTGTAACACGAGAACGCATGTGCGGAGTGTCAGCAATATCTCTAATCACTTGAGCACGAAATTCGTCCATCTGTTATCGTAGCTTTTTTAATTACTACTTCATCAGTTTTATTTATATCTGATGTTCAGACTATATCATCTTCTTGTGTTTATTTTTTTGTGACAATTCTAAACTCAAGAAGTCGGGAGCTCGTGGAGGTATTATATTCTCTTTGCAGAGTTTCAACCTCTAGTCGTTGAGCCTTCTATTGCCATTTAAGCAATAGCTTGGTGGCTGATTATCCTTAAATAAGGACTTCCCAGCAATTCACCCGATTTTAATTCCCCAACAAATTCAGGGAATAGATAACCACCATCAGCGGCTGTACCTTCAGACAAAGCCTTTAGGACAGCATGATTGCTCTGCATCATTCCTTGGAAGAAACCAACAATCTTTTCTTTCACGGTCATTTCAGAAATATCTTTAGACATCAATTTTTCTAAGTCACATAAAGCTGAAATCTTTTTTTCTGGAGTATTGGTTGTAACTGTTTTGGTCAAGTTTTTAACTTCCTCTTTCAGTTTATCAATACCCAAAGACTTCATAACCTTCTGTGCTGCTGCGTCAATCTTTTCGTTAGAAACTTCTTCGTCAGTTTCAGTAGTTTCTACTTCTTCCTCTTCTGTCGCAGGAGTTTCTACTTTTTCCTCTTCTTTCTCTTCTACTTCTTCTAATTCTTTAGTGTCTAAATCAACGGTATAAGTTTTACCATCGATTTTAACGATCTTTTTCATTTTTATTTATTTTTAGATTTTTTAGCGTGCAACGCCTTGTTGGCGTTAGCAGCTATTTTCTGCAAAGCGTGTAATACAATCTTATCTGCCGAAACAGATTCTGATTCTTTTACTACCTTTGGATCTCGACCTTGAATTTCATCGTTACCCTTTGCTTTTTCTGGAGCCTCAATAGCCTTTTCCTCTTCTCCTTGCGGAGCAGATTCAGTGACTTTAAGGAGTTTCTCCAGTGCAACGATTGTATCTTTAAGTTGTGACACACTACCATTAATCATTTCTCTATTTTTCTTCGATAATACCTTGCCTTCCTTTACTTCAAATAATTCAGAAAAACTAATTTTCATTTCTTTAACGTCTTTAAACGAACCTTTATCAAAATCTTTTTTGCCATCTGCTAGTTTAACTAAAATACCAGCCAACTCTTTTAACAATTTATTAAACTCATTAACTCCGATATCTTTGTTTAGGTATACGTTATAAAAAGCATAAACTGCTTCATCTACCATACCCAATCTTTGGTATTTCTGTCGCCTTGCTTCGTTCTCATCTAATTGCTCGCTTACGGTTTCGGCATCATCTGACTCCTTCGTTTCTACTTCAACATCCTTTACTGCTTTTTCCTCCTCTTTTTCTTCTTCCTTAACTTCTTCTTCTACAACAATATCATTATTGTTTTCTGTTATATCTTTCTCAGCTAACACTTTATCTTTAATAGCATTTTTAATAGCATCTTCTTTAAGATTACAAACAAACTGAGCTCCATCTAACTTATCATCAGAAAATACTTTTTCTTCTATATTAAACATTACTTCTAATTCTCCATAAGCAGTTTCAACCTTATACAACATTTTATAAACATCGTTCTCTTTAGTTTTAGAAGAATCAAGTAATTTATATTTATAATCAATTTCTTTTTCTTCTGTTTTAATTTCTTCCTCAACTTCTTTTTTCTTTACTTCAATCGCTTTCTCTACCCAATCACTAACCTCTTTACTTTCGCTATCACCATATCCCTTAGCTTCTGTCAAGCATTCAGCATTAGCTGGTACCGCAACAGCAGAAATCTCAAGTAATTCATTCTTACCCATCGGCTTACCATCTTCACCTTTTAACAAAGCATAAGGAATAAAACCAACACTCCACGCCTTGAGAATTGCAGGTTCTGCTTCATACATAGCCCCAATATCTCTAGCCAACTGTGTTACCGTATGAAAATGTGGCTCAAAAACCAACTGATTATTTTCAATCTTAATATTCTTAGCAATTCCAATAGTAAATTGCGGTTTGTGGTCGTGACCAGCCTGTAATACAGGATTCTTCTTGAAACTTTTCAAGTCCCAGTCAGACATTCTTAGGGAATCTCCTACCCTATCCTCAGTTTCAGTTGAAGCCACCCCAAGTAGTTTTCCATCTTTTTGTACCGTAGTAGCATTCAAATGTCTTTTCTCTTTCATATTTTTAATTTAATTGTTTAAAAACCTCTTAAAATAGTAAGTATCTCTCTAATGTCTTTACCTATATTCTCCAATTTCTCATCTTGTTCTTTATCTTTAACTTCTTGTTTTTCTAAACATTTCTGGATAGTCATTAAATGATTTTCTTCGATCATCTGTATCTTCTGAGAAATCAACGCAATGTCTTTATCCATCTGCGTATCTGGCTTTACTATAAAAAAGGTTATCGACATAACTATACTAATAATTGCAACAAAAAATGTGACTTCATTAAATAGAACTTTCTTTATTTTGTTTTCATTATCTTGGTTTGATAAATCTTTTCTCATTTTATTATTTAATATAATCTTCTACCTTAGTTAAATCTATTCCCATACCAGCTAAAGCGTCTGTGTATTCTGTCGTTGCCGCCTCTTTATCTACCGCTGGTCTGTCCATAAATATCTTCTTCTCTCCTGCTTGAACATTCTTGAATGTCCCGTCCTCGTCATAACCCTCTTTCATTTGGACTTCCATTGTTTTAGTCGCTGGTAGAATACGAATGTAATCTACTTCTGCTTTTGTGATGTCTGGCTTAATTTTTGTGTTAATTGTATACATAATTTTATTTTTAATTTATTTATACTTCCACGCCTACTTGTTTTGTTTCTTGCTTCAATGCCTCAACTTCATCGAGCTTACTATTAATTTTTTCTACCTTCTCTTCGTATTCTTTCTTTAATCTATCGTCCTTGACTACAACAATCTTTGTTTTCTTAATAACATTTACTTTCTTAACTGCCTTCGCCTCTTTAACGACTGGAACAATATCGCACCTACAATCTGGGTGCAATGGTGGATTGGTCGTATCTATATAATCAAGATTCATATGACCTCCATCGTTACCAATCACAACATCTCCCTGATCAAAGAAATTTTTACCTAGTGCCATCGTTTTACCGTGTAACGGTCTACAAAATTGACAAGCATCTGGTTCTGCATACCATTCCTTAGCCTCTACGACACCACTATCCTTAAACGCCTGTTCGTTAGCATTAGCATTAAACCTTGCTGTTTCGGTATTAGATATTAACAATGCTCTCTTGTTGGTTGCGGAAGCAAATACATTTTTAATTCTTTTCGAAATATCATTAATACCCTCATTCTCAGCTAACCCATCTTTTACCTTATCTTTAATTAATTGATTGGTAGTTTCCGTAACCTCTTTGGCAAAACGTCTTGAGTCAGCTTTCATCAATTTCCGTATCTCTTCACTATTCATGTCCATCGTCATGTTAACCCCAAGCAAAAGAAATGTTGCATTGCCAGACTCTTCAAATAATTGAGCTAATATAGGGGCTATCTTAGTAATTTCAACTGCTGACTCAATATTTACATTCAATAATAATTTATCTATATCTATGTCTTTGGTTGTTAGTTTTTCTGGAGTTAAACTCTCTTTCCTAATATCTAATTCTTTCTGAGCATAAAGAGCGTCTAGTACTTTCTTCTCCTGGCTTTTAAAAATACCGACTTGTTCCTTTAGTACTTTCTTGCCAAACTTATCAAAGTAAACAGCTTTTGCGTTAAAAAAATGTTCTTTCTTTTTGTTATCAAGCTGTTTCCTCTCAACTATTCTGTCCTCGATTTTCTTCTCAACTGTTTTAACTTTTTCATTTTCCGTTTTAGCAAGCATCTCTTTCTTTATTTTTTCCTTTAACAATGTTTCAAGGTTACGAACCTTATCATTAAAAGCTAGAACTCTTCCGTCTTTAGCTTTTACCTGTCTAAATCTTTTATAAGGAGCAATACTCTTTTCCCCTTCAACTCCAACAGTTCTCTGTTCGCCAACTGGCATTAAGTTAAGCGGCAAATAAGGAACATCCATGCCATCTAATGGATCTAACCCTTCGTATGCCCTAACCTCATTAACCGTTAAGTAGCCACTATTAATTCCAGATTCATATAATCTTAATTTCTCTTCCTTGTCTTCTGGAACTGGACTAACGAAATCCAAATACATGCCTTCCGTGTCGCCAAACATTGGTAAATAAAATTCATTCAATTGCTGAACGATTCTTTCTAGGTCTGGCTCTATCGTATATTTTGTAAAAATGTATTGTGCGGTCTTGGCAGAAGAAAAGTTAACGCCTTCCGTTTGTGCAACAATAGCTTTAGGAACCCTGAACATCGCCAATATCTTGTCCCTAACAAATCGTTGCTGTTCAGAAAAACCCATATCAGTATGGCTAAACCCAAACTCCTTCAACTCCATGTCTCCAAATAAGACCATCGTCTTGTGTGCATTGTTAGTACCTTCGTGCTGTTTCCTCAAAGAAGCCTTCAATCTCTCTTTCTGCTCTGTCTTCATGTTTTCCATATTCTTGACAGTCAGAATACTATCTGGTCTTGCTTCGTTTTGAAAAAACCTATAGTTCCACTCCTCAGACTCATCATCTATGTCCACAGTCCTCGCAGCATATTCCATAACTCCCTTACCCCTAAAAGGATTTGCAGGATTCGGACACTTTAAGAATACCACCTCGTCTACATCAAGAGTAACCTTCTGATTATTGCCAATATCATACTCATAACCAACAATAACTTTATCTTTGTCTGGCTTAGGTCTTATCTTGTCTGGTCTCAAGAAATAAATAGCAGACGGAACCCCATTCTCTTTCTCGATAAACCACGGAGCTTCACCTACTAATTTCAAATATGTTTCAGTAAGCCAGAAATGGTCAAACTTAGTAGTAAAACCATTAACCTTGTACAAAATATCTAATGACGGATGATCTACTATCTCCTTTACTTCTCCATTACTCTCCATCTTATATAATTTCAATTCGACAAAAGCAACTGAATCTGCAATAGCAGAAACAGCAGCGTATGTCCACCCAGACATCGCTTCAATAAACTTCTTCCTGTCCCCAGTTGACAAATCCAAACCACCGTAGCCTGCTACTTCGTATCCAGTAGGATTTTTTCTTGTAGCACCATGCTCTAAACTAGCCTTATTCTTGCTACCGAAAAGTCTTTCCCAAAAACCCATATTTTTTACAATTAAAAAACGCCTTAACCCACAAACTTAATTTCATCACAAAATTCAGCTCGTAAGCTAAGGCGTTTAGCTGCTCAGACTATCTCGTAAGTATAGTCATTACTAAATCCTTTACAAATTTATTGCGAGATACTACCTGACGATAGTAAACCGCAACAAATTAACAAAAAGACATACAATACAATTTCTATACTAATAATACAAGTATCTATAAATACTGTCAAGTTTTTTTAGTATTTATTCCGTTCTCAACCTCATCTAAATATAGCTTTATGTTTTTCTTGTTACTATTTATAAGCTCATCAGACGTAAACTCATCTAAACATCTCTTGCATTTAAAAGTTTTACCCCTCTTTAGAAAGGGCTCTTTGGTCTTTGTTATAATAGATCCGCATCTACTTCTTGGGCATCTCCAAATATACTCCATAGCTTCTTCTCTAAACTTTCCTTGAATCATATCGTTCAACGATAATACATCTCCTTTTAAATACCTACTCCTTAACATCTTTAATTTTACGATTTTTAATAATTTCATTTATCAATGCTTTTAATTCAGATATAGAAATTTTTACATCCCACTTCTCTTTTAATTCTTTAGTTCTTTCTTTAACTTCCTTAACTCGTTCATCACAATCCTTAAATCTTTTTAATTCATCAATGTTAGTAGCTACGGGTAGCCCAAGTGCTATTCCAGCCAACGTCTTGTTATTACTCTTAAACTTCCACTTCCCCTTACTAGCCTGTGGATTTAAAAGCATATCTCCTTTAAGAATATTTTCATTAGCCGTTAAGTAATTCCACCTATAATTAAATACCTCAATTCTACCTATTTCATTAGGTTGAGGGATAAAATCCTTATCAGATACTACTACTAAGTCAAGGTTATTTTCTATAAGATACTTAACTGCTGGCTTCAACATCTCAAAATTATTAGAATACCCAAACCAAGTAATCATGTTAGCCGTACCAAAATGCTTTTTCTTTATATTGTAAAAGTTAAAATCTACTCTATCCGGAATACATACAACTGGCTTGTCAGTAAACTTCCTCAATGCCTCTGCTAACGCTTCTGTCGATGTAGTAACAGCATCCACATTGTCTATCATTTGTTTTGTCCTATATCCCCAATGTAAAAAATCAGGATCGCAAAGATCAAATATCTTTATTCCTTTAAATACTTTTGCGTGTTCTACCCAATATGCTTTCTGATAAATAACAAAATCATATTCTTTACCCTGAACAAACAGCTCAACATTATCCCAATGATTAGCTATCCAAGTACCACGAATACGAGAACTTCCTATATCAGTCCTTCCTTCGTAGCGTTCGAAGGTGCAAATCCCACCTCTTATTTTTTCACTTTTTAACATATTGATTTCCTTTAAATTTTTTAGTTTTATTATGACATTTTTTACATAAAGTTAATCCGTTAGATACTTCATATCTTAAATCTTCATAATCTCTCCAGCACTTAATATGATGTGCCTCTAAATAAACACTTTTACCATTTCCACACATTGTTCCACATTCTTGGCAAGTATAACTATCCTTTTTAAATACTTTCTCTCTCCAATCTCTATATTTTTTAGTGCCTAAATCTCTAACATTTTTCTTTATACCATTTCCCCCTTTAGCTATACTAATCTTTCTTTTAGATAAATCTGTATGCTCTTTATAATGAGAACACATTATTATTTTAGCTCTTATCTTTGAAGCACAACTCTGACATAATCTTGATTCACACTGATAATTTGTTTTACATAAACTTTTACCACACTTTTTACATTGAAAATCGAATCTCGTTTTTACAAATCTACCGAACTTATCTCTTTTCATCGCCTTTCATTTTATCTATTTCCATACTATTTATTTAATTATTTTTTATACAAATTAGGTTTATCATAAGGATATTTTTCCCCCTCTTTACCTCCCTCTACAAAAACAAACTTGCAATTAATCATTTCCTTTATCTGTTTTCTTTGGTCTGCATAAGGACATATTACAGAAACAATTACGTTACATCCTTGTAAATCTAACATCTTCGCTAATCCTGCCACCCTATTATTCTGCTCCCTCCTATCCTTTTCTGATAATTTTAAATCTGTCCAGATCCCTCTTAACGTATCACCGTCTAAAAGGATTGCTTTATGAAACGGGCTTGATACATCTAAATCAATAGCACCGCAAGTTGCAAGAGCTTCTGCAATAGTAGTTTTCCCTGCACCACTATTTCCCGTGAACCAAGTTATACTCATATTATTTTCCTATTTTAAATTTCTTATAAAAAACAAGGTTATAAATAAAATACCAAAATGTCGTAATTGTATTTAAGTATAAAGATCCTATAATAGCTTTTGATAGAACACCGCTTATTATAAATAAAATTATAGTATGCAATATTATTACTGAAATTCTATACAATAAAGTGTTCAACAATAATATTTTATTGTTTATTTTTCTCATCTCGTATTTTAGTTGCTGATATTTCTTCTGTTTCTTTACCTACTGCTATCTCTCTAATACCCCAACCAACCTTTCTTCCATAACACACTTCTGTGATATCTGGTATTTTAATAATCTTTACTCTATCTTTTTTTATTTCATATCTATACGCTTTTTTAATCATTGCCTTTCTTTGTCCAATACTATATGGATTGCTTTCAGTTCGTTCAGTATCTCTTAACGCTATAACTATATTCTTCCCTTCTTCAAGAACCTTATCCATTATAGCTTTATGCCCATCATGAAAGGGCTGAAATCTTCCTATAAAAAGTGAATATTCTTTTTTAGTTTTAGTAAAACCATCATATCTCATATTTTTATTTTTTAATTAATTTACTTTTTCCCATAATTCACAATCACTTTTTCTAAAACGTCACGCCATTCTTTTCTGTATCTTTCTCCACTAAATATTTTTTTAGCAGTCTCTTTTCCTTTCTGTCCAACCTCAATCGCCTTACCATAGCTACCTATTAACCCCTCAATTAAATCAGCAACGAATACTGGATTCCTTAATGCCCTATACCCATTAACTCCATCCTCTATGAATTGATCAGCATCCTGATTCAACGTAGTAACAACACAGCACCCAGATAACATCGCTTCTGTACGAGCTCGTGGCATCGGACTTTGCCTTGTCGGATTAAAATAAATTAAACTCCTGCCGAGAAATTCCCTATATTCATCCCAATTCCTAAACCTTGCATCTACCGTAATATGACAATGCACTATATTCCTTTCCCATAACTCCTCTCTTACTGCCCTCAAGAAATTCCTGTCATAATACTTAGGCAATCCACCAGGGCTTATCATCGTAACTACCCTCGGCTCCTTCGATAAATCTCTCCACTCTTCTGGATCCAACCCGTGCCAAATAGTCTTTGCTTTTGGGTTACCATCAAAACCCCACTGCTTTCGTGCAGCGTGAGAATTAAAAATAAAGAAATCAATATCTTTAGTGACCTCTTTAAACTTCTTTATTAGTTTACTACTCATCCCTACTTGATCTTTAGTAAATCCTAACGCCTCATAGTTCTCAGTCGTAATATCAGAAGAAAACATCTCTGGATAATAAGGAGTACCGTGCATAATCAAAATCTTAGGGATATCTTTTATAACAGAATTAACTTCTCTAAATAAAGAACCTTTACCAATCTCCCACAACTTTGGCTCCAAGCATTGTTGATCAATATGCAATAAGGCAACATCGTACTCTCCTTTCTCGTATTGTGCTACCCACTCAAAACCATAGTCTTCTTGTGGACCCCTAGGCATAGTATCGAAAGACCTTCTGTGGTTTACCAACCAATACCATTTTACATTTGACAGCTTGCACAAATCGTATTGATGTGATAGATGCCACGGCATGTTAAATACTTTTATTTCTTTCATAAATATCATTTAATTAATTGATTCATTTTTAATCCCTAATTGTTTCAACAATGAATCAATTAGTAATTGTTTGATTCGTACATTTTATATAACTTCAGTTTAGAACTAATAATATCCTGCTTTTTTTCTGGAGTTCTCTTTGAACTAATCATAGGCGTACAAGTAGCACTTGGAAGAAAGACAAACCTTCCACCTTGATTAATAAATCTATCTCTTATTTCTTGGCTCATACCGCCATACCTATCAATTCTCTCGTTAAACATTCCAAAATTTATAAATATCTTTCTTTTGATAGCACTAAAGTTTTCAACGAAACTTTTCTTTCCAGAACCCTTGTCCCCAAACACCCAACACTTGGCTCTTTCTGAATTACGAAGAGCTTCTACGAATATTTTTATCGCATTCTCATCAGGATCTAATCTGCTATCTAAAAATACCAACATCTTTCCTTCTGCATTAATAGCCATCATGTTCCTAGACATTGCAAGATTATATCCATCTCTACCAGTAAAATTTAATTTCAATGTTAGATTAGGAAACATCTTCTTTAACCTAGCCTTTTCGGTAGTAAACGTTGTAGCAAAATCTAATTCTTCATCAAAACATATTAAAGCCTCAATGTTCTTATATGATTGAATAGTTAATGACTCTAAAATCTTTTCAACTTGTTTAATCCTGCTATGCGTTGCTGGAATAATAACAGAAACTAAAGGATCATCTTTGTAAAATACCTCATTATAAACCTTGGAATACCTATAAGCCATTTTCTCTTGCGTATAATTCTTCACAGTTTCCCAACCATTCTTCCTTAATTTATTTCTTAAATCTTCATCAGTCATTATTCTATCAACCGCAACCTTCAACGCTTCCTTATCTCCGAATGGAATAACTAAAGCATTCTCTTCATCAACAGCCCATTCCCTTGCTATACCGTTAGGTGTAGTGATTATCGGTACCCCACAAGCCATCGCTTCAAGGTATTCTAAAGTGTTACCACAAAAACAAGCACATCCATTCCTTCTGACTAACATAATATGATTAGGAACTTCTGCACAATATACTTTTCCTTCATAATCAGGGACTACAGACATATCGTATTTTTTTCTTATATAGCTATCAGTTTTTTTAACTCTTTCTGATATTTTATACTGTAGATTTTTTGTTTCTATCCAATGATTGTTACACCAAGACTTTTGTCCTATTCTATCTATTACCTTAACATCTCCATTTCTACCTATTTTAATAAGACATTCTTGTATATCACCTATCAATCTTATAGAACTTGAATAAAACTCTCTCCATCCAGCCTCTCTAACATGCTTATCCCCAAAATAATCTAAAAATATTTCAATCTGCCTGGGTGTACTATACTTTATAAAATCAGGAATTTTCTTATTCTTTGCTCCACAACCAATACATTTAACTAAATCATTATTCTTTATAAATTCAACATTAAATACATTTAGTCCATTATCATATTCTTTATAGCTTAAACCTAATTTATCTAAAATCTCTTTACCTCTTTTAACCTTATCTTCTCTCATAACAGAAATAACAAGTCTTTTTTCGTCACACCAACCATCAGCAATCATCATGCCCCAAAGAGCAACCATTTCATCATTTACAATATCATACCCGTCCCAACTACAAACTCTTTTAATTTTAAACTTACTAGGCAAGTCACCTGCCTTTACTAATTCATAAGGTTTATAAACTTCTTCTCTATCAACTCCAGTTGTAGGTTTAGAAACCCACATATTATGACCAGGCGTTACCATTAAATCTACTGTAGAATTCTGTATTTTTATTAGCTCTTTCTTATCTTCATATTCTACTAATTTAACTGGTTTTTGATATTCTAACTTTTCTGTCTTTGGATTAAGAGTTGCAATCTCATCTTCTTTTGTTAAATCCATAAATAATATCCACCCTCTACTAGTCAATACTTCAGTATCAGCCGAATAACAACCTTCTTCGTACCCGTCTATTGAATTACCAACATAACAAGTTAAGCTCTTGTAATAATCAAGTCTATCCTCGTCTTTACAATCCATAAAACTAAAATTGATATTCTTCTTAGCTTCTTCGCTAATAGTATTAAAATAAGTAGCTTTATCCTGTCTTCCCATAAACATTACTTGGTAACCTAATTCCAAAGACACTTCGGCAATTTCTTTTAATCCTTTCCAGGGAACAATTCTTCCAGCATACCCGACAGCAGGTTCTTCTGGGTCTTTCCCTTCATAAACAAAATAACTCAAATCTATTCCGTGCTGTATTTGAGTTATCCTCTCTTCTGGATACTCGCACTCATCCACTAAAAATTGTTTACATTTGGCAGTATGCGTAACTATATGATCTACTCCAATCTTATCCCAGTCAGCAAATTTTAACGCTTTAGTCCTTTGATTATGATGTGTCAATACAATCTTCCTACTTTTTAATTCTTCACAACTCTCAAGCAGTTGAGAACAAGACCTAAAATACTCAAAATGAATAATATCTGGATCAAATTCATTAACAACATCCATAAACTCTTTTTGTATATCTTCACTAGCTGCATCTCTCGGATGAACATAATGACATCTGAAAGTATGATGTGGATTATATTTAATCTTTACTTGAACTAACTGATCTATCGCCCAACCAGCTACATCTGGAACAATTAATAT